AAATGCGCAGAGTGCAACAAATACCCCGTATTCAATTGGGGCGGTTGTTGGACTGAAGTTTTTGAATGCGATTGCGTAGATGCGCAAGGAAAAAGAATGACACACCGCAAGCACGCAGGCCGTGATGAAGCAGACTACATTTATGTGCGTAGTGATGACCCCGATTGGGCGCAACCACGAACAAGGAATGCACAAAACAACAGTTTCTTTGACTGAATATATACGCAACAGAGCGCACAGTGCGCAGGTTGATATGAACAAGTTGCCTGTCTTAAATCATGCAACCGTTTCGATATTGCGGAGAATGGATTTTTGCACGCCCATGCGACATAGTCGTTGAACGGTTTATTGGTTGGCGAAGGGCAGGCCGACGCAGGTTGTTTCAACCTTGCGCAGTTCTACGGGCGGGAATCCACAGCATTATGCTCGACGGATTAGACGCAGTATGGGATTTCATTGACGCAGTCCAACCCAACATGCCGAGAGCAGTAGTGAATCAAGGGATGAAGGGCGAGTTCATCGAGGAACAGCCGTTTGCGCAAGACTTGCAGGACTTCATCAATGAATCGGCCGCAGATTTCATCTCGGTTCGGGGGCATTACGCACATGTGAGTGAGCCGAACAGCACCTCGATGTTTCACGGCCACTACGCAAGCAGAGTAAAAGCGCAGAAGTCTCCAAAATGTATTCTCTCTGCGCCTAATTCTTGGGGCGAGTCTGCGAGCATTTACCTGCCAATGCGTATGCGAGGGGGAGAGGTTCGATGGTTGCCGTCGTTGGTTGTTGGGGATTATCCCCGCTTGGTTACTGCGCAATCCATGAGCGAGAGCAAAGCATTCGATATGCAGTCGCCAGTATTGATTTCAAGCATTGTCTGCGCCGATGAGCAGGGTCAAGGCGACATAAGACCTCACCGTTCATTAAAGCGCACAGAACCGGCTACAATTATTTCATCCATTGCAGATATGCACCACCAGTTATGCGACAGCGACTATGAATCATTGCCCTGCAACGAAGTATCAAGTTCCGGCCTGCGATTCGCAGAAGCAGAAGACATTGAGCATTCAAGGGCAGAGCGTTTATTTATTTCATTGCATTGAAGGAATAAATAAAGAAATAATGCGCACACTGAAAGCCTGCTCAAGTTATTGTTTTTATTCTTCTTAGGAGTTTAGTTTACGCCCCCTGTATAGTATTAGTCTTTCACACCTTTAGAACAATTGAAAGAATTGCGCAGAAGCAGGGAACTGCGAGCCATTTATTTTTTCTTAATTCCTTCAAACCGTCAAAAAGAATAAGCAGGTTTATACCGACAACCGGCATAGGTTGTAACATGGCAGAAGAAGCATGGCAATTTAGCACCGAAGGAGAGACTGACTTTTACTTATCACCGGAGGTTGCAGACGCAACGCACATGCTCATTATCAACAGCAATGCACCGAGCAACCTGCCTGCGCTTCTTGGCATAGAGTTGGGGTGTGTTGAGAAGCCGGAAAGCAGAGTTGGATTTGTAACCTCAAAGCATGTTTTGACTAAACCCCACCGAGTCTTGAACGAAACAAACCCTATGTGGCCTATATTCAAATACAAAAGCACACTCATTCTAATGGTGAACGCACCGCCGACAATCTCGACGCAATTAGGCGCACACCGCAACGAATGGCTATTCAATTATCCCCCTGCGAGAGACATTGTTATGCGCTTCGCACACCTAAAGCAAATCGGGACTTTGACTACTTTTGCGCTCAATCGTCTATTCACTACGCCTTCGCCTTTACCCAAAGAGTGCCTCGCCATACCCGCAGGCGATATTGGCGAAGACGATACGGTTGAGACATTGCAGAGCATTTGGTCTTGGTTGCCCATAACCTTGAGGGGTATAACAGGCTTGGATGGGTCAATCTACATTATGCCGAGCGAAGAAACCCACAACGACTTGAAGGACTTATCCAGTAAGAGCATTGTTGAACCTGCCAAGTTCGATGAGATATGCAACCTGCTTAGAGCCGACGGCTACAAAATACCGAGAGGCTCGGCAAAAAGGGCGCAAGAGTCATATATAGGCTTGTCATCGGAGGCTTTAGAGCGCATCAAAGAATTGATTGGGGCGCACCATGAGGAAAACCTAAGCGACACAGGGGCGATGTTTCAATGAATGTAAAAAGTAAAGCGTATAATTATTTACAAATCCTTCTCGACGAAGACGGGTTTCATTTGACTTCGGCTCAATATCGAATGATACTACTTGCGCTTATTGAAAACGGCACAGTCCACGCAGATGATGTATGGCCTGCCGAGCAATTGATTGAAGCCTATGAATCAGTGATGGGGGAAGAGGAATGACTGATGATATTTTCGACAGAGTGCAGAGATTCTGCGACAAGAACCATTTGGTCGATGTTGCAGACAAAGTTCCTATTTTCCTATGTAGCATCGGCGCACACATGTTTAACGCAGTGAACAAATGTTCGATGTGCGACTTTGACCCTTTGACTGCGCCCGAAGGCGCATTTGTCATCGAGCATTGTCCCTTGAGACATACCGATTATCCGATATACACACCGGCCACTCGGCTTGCAGACACACGCATTAACATTCTCATTCGAGGGCAGAAAGGTTCGGGAAAAAATGTATTACTCGACTTGTTCTGCGCAGAGAATACAGGCTTGCTATGGAACAGTCAAGCAGAAGGAGGCGAAGGTTTCCGCACTATGGTTGGTGCAAACAGCATTACAGAGGCGGGTATGTTCGGTTCGGTGAACGAAGACGGAGACATTATGGGAAATCCTGTTGCACGCTACATGTGCGGGGGCTTCTTATGCTTTGAAGAGTTCTCTTCAATATCCGATGCTTCACGCAAAGACCATTCCGTTGATATGAAAAACCAACTCCTTACATCTCTTGACAGTGGGCGGGTGAACAAATCTATGCGCAGTGGGTGGGTTCGATACAACACACGCTATACTATGTGGGCGGGAACACAACCTGCTCGGTTTGAATTGGAGTCGGGACTTGACCGCAGATTTTTCATTATTGACATTACAATGACTCCCGAAAAGGAACTTCTCTATAAGAAAGCGCAGAATGCGCAAGCAAACATTACTCCGGAGGAACGAAGAGAATTGATTCAAGAATCCATCGCAATGCGCAACTGGTTTATCGACAGACAGAAGGCAGTCTTCGCAAAGAAACCACAGGGCGTTGTCTTTGGTGAAAAGTTCAAGCAATGGGTTCTGCAAGAATCAGTGCGCAGTTTTGAAAGCGACTTATTCCGCAGACTGGCTATCGGCTACACTATGATGAAAGGCGAGTGGGTTGATAAGGAACTGTTGATGGTTGAAATGGATGACCGATTGACAGAAATCCTTGAGTCATCACTAAAAATGCGCAGAAATGTCATGGATGAGGATATTCGATTGATACGCACTACATTTTGGGAGAAAGATGTTCCCCGTTCAGTATTGTTAAAAGACATTGCACGCCTAATCTGCAACAACGACTACACAGCATCAAAGCGTTGGATTGAAGAATACCTAATCGGCCAAGCATGGTTCACAGAGTATATTCCTAAGAAGGATGGCAGAGGGCGAAAGGGTGTCGTTTGTCGTTTCGGTTTTCCGGAGAGTGAGCGATAATGGTTAAAATACATTATGTTAGTAGTAGAACTGGCGGAGTGCGCAAGTATCAAGCATTCCGAGACTCATGTTTTAGACAACTGCGAGAATCCCCTACGGGTCAAATGCACATAGACGATTTACTGTTGAACCTACATACGAAGAAAAACACACCGATGAGATGCGGAATACCGATACGCAAAGGAGTTCATAATGTTATGCGCACCGATAAGAGATTTGTATGCGAAGGCGGAGGCATCTACTCACTGGCAAAGGAGGTCGAGGTATGAGACACGGTAAAGGCGGAAACAAACCAAACCCGCAAAATATGCGCAGAAAGCGTTATGGCAGGTGGATGGATAAGGCGGCTACTTTACTCCAAGAGAACGGTGAAAGCATGACTGCTTCGCTATTGTTGAATACATTACCCGACGACAGACACTCCCCTACGAGCGCAAACAGTGCTTCGCAGAAAATGATGAAGGATGAACGATTTGGCAGTTTCGAGGACTACACTACGGATTTACACGGCCACAGATACAAGACTCGATTCTTCTTCTTCGATTACAACAGAGGTGAAACAGATGAAGAGTAAATGGCTAATTGAACAACGGCTCGCAATAGAAGACGACCCTATGGCAATCGAAGCATTGCGTTGGGCTTTAGAATCCCCCGAATGTCCTTTATGCGCACATCGCAACAGAAGGGATTGGGAGATACAGGTTTTCAACGGCAACATTACAACATCATACCTTGAGTCAAAGTTCAATTGGGAGGTCGGCATTGTTGAAGAACACATGACTGCGCACATGGATTATGACCCCGAAGAAGCAGAGAATGTAGAAGAGGCTCGCAGTGAAGCGATTACTACACTTGACATGGCCGAAGATGTATTCTCACGCATAACAAAGTGGCTTGACGAATGGGAGGAACAAAAGGACATAGACGGTATCGACGCAGACTGGTTATCCACTGCTACTCGTCTTGTTGCGCAGGCCAATACAAACATTAAGTTGATTGGCACACTAAAGAAAGAGATTGGTGTTGATTCTCAAATGCTACTTGCACATCAGCAAGTGAATGGTGTTATGGGAATCCTCGTCGATGTTCTGCGCAGTGAGCCAAGACTTCTAAACCAAATCGAAATGCGCATTGGTGCGCTCAAAGCACCTACGCACACCATCGAAGCAGACTATGAGGTGATTGACTAATGGGTGTTTCATACGGCGAGGATAGAGGGAAACTTGGTTATTCGATGCGAACAAGACAGGTGCGCAGATGCAACGAGTGCGGCTACACCGCAAAGGTTCTCTACAACACGCATAAGCGTTGGCAGGCCGGTAAAATGGTTTACTGCGGCTACATGAGAGTGGTTAAGGATGAATGAAGGCGAACCTGTAAAGTGGCGTGCGCACTTCAACCAATTGATTTCACGCCCAATCCCCGAATCCGAGTTTCCCGTCATCGCAGAGAGAATGTTCAATGACGGTTTGATTGCCGTTATCAACAACGAAGGTCTCCGATGGTTCAGTGGCAGATACCGAGTTTCGGCAACGGTTGTCCGTGAGATGTGGGGCTTAAGCGAGCATCAATACAAGAGGTTCTATCGGTGGGTTTATATCAACGACGCATTTATGTCATTAACAGAGGGGAACGAAGATGAAGTTTAGATTAGCATTCGGAGATGAACACGGCAATTGGTCGCATGAAGAAGTGATTACCGGAGAGTATCAACATGTGTTTGCTTGGATTCAAGGATATTTGAAAGCAGGCCGATACAACCTACAATCAATTGCAGTAGTGGAGGCAGACGAATGACGAAAAAGGGGATTCAATGTGTCGCAGACTTTACAAGCGTTGTCTTTTGCGACGACGACTGGACTCCGAACCATGTTGAGCATGTAAGTCGGAATCATAAAATTAAAAATATCACTCACATTACAGATGACCCGAACATTGTCGGCTACTTGCGTATAAGAACGGCGCAAGAAGAAACATTGTTGGTTGTCGCAGGCGATTGGGGGCAGATTTAATGAACGAAGAATTGAAGAGAGACATGAATGAAGTCCGAAGGGCTATGACAGAGATTGAACAGATGGGCTACGCAGTAGTCTCCGAAACAAGCAACGATAGAAGTCTAATGAAAATAAGCATTGAATGGCACATAGACGATGTGTTGGAGATTCGACCCGACTTGGATGACAGAAAGGCAATGAATGTCTTGAACATGGTTATGCGCAAGCATGATGCAACCGTCGGAGTCAATTGGGAAGTTCTCGATTTTTGGGCTACGGAATTATACCCCGAAGGTGATGCGCAATGAAGCCAAGTGTCCGACAAATGATGGCAGGCTTGCGCAACATACGCAGTCGAGTTAATGCAAACGAGTTTATGGCTCTTTTCTGTCCCGACAAACCATTCGATTCATACCACGCAGACCGTTGGACTCTGTTTAGAGATGACCCCGTCGGTTTTTGGTGCAACAGTGATTCCTCGCAACAAAAGTTGCTTGAGGATTTGATTATTGATTCTTTGGAGATGGTTGATTGAGACAAGAAAAGTGTTCCCGATGCGGCCGAATGAATGACTTGCAGGACTGCATGATTATCGAAGGAAAGGTTGTTTGCGTAGAATGCCACGCCTATGATGAATACGGGGTGGTTCTATGAGTAAGCAATATCGAAAGTTCGCAGTTGAAAGAGCAGTTGAAGGATGGGAGGACAGCGCAGACTGGTTTAGCGCAGATGCGTTGTTGCCAAGAGCAATACAAGCATTGCCTCAATCGCACATGCACATGAATGTATATGCAGTAGCAAAGGCTCTGCGCATACTTGAAGGTAAAGGCGCACTTGAAGGTCGCAAGAGAGGCGGCATCAAAGAATACAGACGGGCAGGTGTTTGGGATGGGAGTTCTCATTTTCACGCATGATGCTGAAAAATACCGAACCGGAGACTATGTCGAGGGCGGCGAAGTTACATGCGACCCTCAAGTTGAAGGATTGACTGTTATTGTTCATAAGAGATACCCGACGGCCAAAGAGTGTCTTGGGTGGTTGCCTCACATTGCATACCGTATGGTTTGGGTTTGCGCAAAACCTCCTAAAATCAAGGACAACGACGCAGTTATCATAGACGGACATTTCAAATCTCAAGACTACACACGGAATATCGACGCAACGATGCGTTGGACTAATCGACGCAAAGCATTCGCAGAGGCGAAAAATGTCCCTGTTCCCTTGATGCTTGCATTTTTACGCAGAAACAATAACGATATTTCACTTTGGCGCACACTGGCTAAAGCATTTACCAATGTTCCCGAAGACTTTCAACAAGCGATGATTGCCTTTGCGCATAAGCCGGTGAAGAAAATGACATGGCCTAAGAAGAAAGTTGATGGCGATAAAGAATATCCCTTTGGCATCCGTGAAGGAGATTTGCATTGGGAGAGAATAGTCCGTATCAATGAAGAGGTCGCCAATGATTTGCGCATAACGAGCAAGGCTTCTCTGCCGAAGGGTTTACCGAAGCGGCAACAATCTACACTGGATGGGTGGCTATGACCGAATCAATGTTCTTTTTATACTTCTTTGTATTTTGGTTCACTATCGTTTGGAGTAGATATGTGAATCTGCCGAACAGAATGCGTAAGAAAGGAGAGAGTGCAGGAGATACTCAAGAGTCGGGTCAAATGCCTGCCTCTGCAAACATGGCAATGTGGCAAACGATGGGCGATTAGCAGTATGTCTTTTATACCTTACCTCTTGAGCAGTAAATAATGGCAAAGAACAACTCTCGGTTGCGTAGAACAATAGTGCGCATCCTCTATGAAGGCGGGGAGATGACTCGTTCTCAAGTCTCTTCGGAATTACACCGTTTGGGTTTATTCCGTGAAGTTCCGACTGAATCCAGTCTTGCGGCACTGATTAGCAAGAATGCGCAGGTTGTCAGTGTCGGCCATGCTAAAATCGAATTGAGCAACGGATTGACTGTGCGCAATATGGTTTTCGATGTTGATAGGGGTTTAATCCAAGAAGAAGAAGACATTGAACTGACAATGCCTTACTCATCCATGAATACTGCGCTCAAGGAACAAGCAGTGCGCTGTCCTTCATGCAAGCAAATGCGATACATGCCGGATATGGATATTTGCAGGGTTTGCGAGCGTCGAGGGGTTTAAGAGGACATACACTTTCCTTTCAAACATGGGGAAACAAAAGAGCCTATTGCATAAGTCGAGCAACGACTATGACTCATCAAATCCAAAATACGCTTGCGGCGCACCCGTCGAGCATAACCCAAACCTCACTGATGCGCAGGCTATGGCTCTCGGCAAATGCCCGAACTGCTTCTCTTTCAAAGAAGGCTCTAAACTCAACAACAAGGTATCGAAGGAGGGGTGGATATGACATTCATTATCGGAATCGCAGGGCGTATGCGCACTGGCAAATCAAGCCTCGCAGAATACCTTGAGCATTACCTTGAGCAGACACATACAACAATGACCTTCTCATTCGCAGAAGCAGTCCGTCAAGAAGTGGCAGAGGCTCTTTGGCCAAAGTCCGGCTCTCCCGAAGCAAGGTTCTTACTTGAAGTGAAAGAAGCGGCACATAAAGAATCAGTGCGCCCACTGCTACAAGCATTGGGTCAAGCAAAGCGACAAATGGTTTTTGAGGATTATTGGGTTGATGCAGTAGAAGATGCCATCAATCGTCAAGGCGAAACATCAATCGCTATCATAGATGATGTGCGCCATCATAACGAGGCAGACTTCTGCATTGAAAACGGCATACTTATCCGATTGCGTGCGCCCGAAACAACATTGATTGAGAGAGGTGCGAGTCCCGAAAGACTTGCGCATTACTCCGAGAATGCTATGCGCACACCATCCCCCGAAGAGTTAAGAAAACCGGATAGGGTTTTGACTCTCGATACTGCGGGACTTTCACCGAAGGGCATGTTCAAAGCATTGCGCCCTTTCATTGATGAATTAGTGGAGGCATTAGAATGAGTCAAGGCGCAAACGATATTGCAGAAGAATGCGGTTACAATTCGGCCGTAGATTTGGTGATGGATTCTTTAACAGAAGAACAGATGAAGGATATGTTGCGTGAATACTTGCATGAAGACGACGCACTTTATGATTTAGTATTTGAAATAGCATCCGACCAACATGAGTATGTTGATTGGGAACAAGTCAAGGCAGACGCAGACGATGCGGCATATCAAGCATACCGAGACAGAGAGTGTGATGACGAATGATTAAGCGTTTTGTCCGTTGGTTTCTGCGCAGAAAGGGAGTCAATCTCTGCCATTTATGCGACACCATTACCGAGAATACTTTGGGTGATAAATTAACCTGCTACGGTTGCGAGCATGAAGTCATGGGTTGGGAACATGAGCATGACGCAAGAATGACAATGCTTTACGGAGATGTTTACTGATGAGCAGTATTTGGTGGGAAAAGCACAGGCCAATGGTTCTGCGTCAATTTGTAGGGCAGAGTCATTTGTTGCCGGAGTTTGAAAACATCATCTACAATAACGCACCTATGCAACATTTCATTTTCAATTCACCCGAAGCAGGCACAGGGAAAACAACACTGGCGTATATTCTTGCGCAGAGTCTCGGTTATCAAATCCACCATTACAATGCTTCTTCTAAGAGAACAAGGGGCATTGAGTTTGTCGAAGAGGAACTTGCGCCTATGGCCGAAAGTGGGTTACAAGAAGCCATCATTCTTCTCGATGAAGCCGACCAACTTACTGTTGCGGCGCAGAGCGCATTGAAGGGTGTTATCGAAGGTTCTTCTTGCTACTTCATTTTGACATGCAATGACCTTAGCAAAATATCCCGTTGGTTGCAGAGCCGTTGCTCGGTTCGCACCTTCAAATCACATACTGTTGAGGGCGCAGTAAAAACAATGCGTGATATTCTCGACTCGGAATCAATGACTCTATGTGATGATGATTTGACAAACCTTGCAAGAATACATGAAGGGGATTTGCGCAATACAATAGGCGCATTACAAACCCTATGCTATCTATCCGAAGAAGAAGGAAAGAAGTTCCTACTTGAGTTGGGTGAAGGATTTGATGCTCGTCGCTATCTGCGCCTTGCCACTACTGAAAGAGCGGTGGCCGAAGCAGTTAAGTTGAGCGGCAACATGAATATGCGTAGCGTAGTGCGCAAAGTTTTCGACTACGCAACAAACAGTCCTGCCGATGCGAAAATGGTTGCAAAGGTTGTCGAATGCGCAATAATTAGCGAGCGTGATATTGTCATGGGCGTTGATGAAAGCGTTGTTCGATGGGATTTTGCGAGGATGCTCTCGATTTAATCGGGGGGTTTATATGAGCAACAGGTATAGGACAGAATACACAGGAAAAGTGAAGAACATGGTTGATGAAAAAATTATCGAAAGAGTAGCAAAGAATGTCGGATGCACCACAGAGGCTCTGCTTGCAAAGCATGAGAGCGTCTTGAATGCGAACAAAGCAAACCTTCAAGCGAATGGTTTGTCCGACGAAGACATACAAATGAAGACCCTAAGAATGGCCTCCGCAGAACTACGAGTAGTTTCTGCAAGACTTGCCCGAAGCGGTTGCGAGAACATTGAAGGCATGTTCATCAGTGTGCCACGCACAAAGGATATTGCGGCACGCCAATATGAGAACATGAAGACAAACCTCATGGGTCTTGACGAGGATGCACGCACACTACTTGTCTCTCAAGGTGTCTGCGCACTATTCTTGAACGATGATGTGAACGGTGGCTATCGCTACATACACAACCCATCCCTTGAATCCAAGCAAGCATTCGACATTTCCTCTGCCGAAAAGCATGTTACAGAGTTGCCAAAGGCGGCTAAGGACATTAACGACGGCACAGGCTACTTTGTTTTGATTGCAGACAAGGGTTCACCAACATGGCCTTCGGGCAGTCCAAATTACCGCTACGGCCGATACCGAGCGCAGAGTGAACCAATGCGTGATTGCGTATTCTTGGGTAACAGCGCAGGCGACAAGACGATTCGGCCAATCAAGGTTCGATTCAACGGTGAAGACGCATTGGCAATTCACCCAACATTTGTAACTGGCACATTGCCGGTGAAGTTGGGTCGAAATGGCGACATTGGCTACACCAAGTCAAAGGTTTCTCTTTTCAGTGCAGATGAAGCATTGGTTTCGATGTTCGACAGTGCGCCTTTCGATGAAGAAGGCAACGGACTCTTGAAAGACCTTGCGAATGTCACACCTCTCACTGGTCTCGGAGACCTTGAAGGATGGCTCAAAGGACTATCCGATAAAGAAAAGTGGGATGCTCTCTGCGCAATGCCTCTTGAAGTTGCACACATTGACCCAAGAGAGAAAGGTGGCTACATCATCACTCTTGCAGACCTCGACATTACATCTCCGATTCCTCCGATTGACCTATGGGTTTCAAAAGAAGAAGAATCAAAGGTTGATTTTGCAGTCGGCTCTATCGTCATCGCTTGCGGCGGCGGTTGGATTGGCAAAGACGACGGAATGCCTCGCATGAGCGTTTCCGGATGGTGGGTCATGGACTCCGTCGAAGGACTCGGCGCAGAAGACGCAGATGAAATCGAAGAAGCAGTCGAAGACTCTATGGGATGGTGATTTTGAATGGCAAACGCATGGGCAAACGCAAAGAAAGGCGCAAGTAAGAAGGATTCGCAGGCAGACAAGCCTCCAATGCGTGATATGAAAGCGCACTATGAGCAATTGTTTGCGCAGAAGCGTTCTCGCACTCAAACAGTGCGCATGGCACTTGTCGGTAAAGAAAATACCGCTAAGACTGGCACTGCTGTTTCGCTCGCTCGCCAACACATCGGCGCAGAAAAGCAAATCATTATTTTCGATGTTGATAACAGCGCAGTTCAAACCATTGCGGCCAACTATCCCGACGATGAGAATATCCTCGTCATCCCCCTCTACGACGAATTGGATGATACGATTTTTAATGAAGACAATTCGACCAACTACACGGCTCTTGTCGATAAAATGGGTCATTTCATTAACATTGTTGCGCAGAAGTGCAGGGATGGAGAAGTCGGCGCAGTTATCATGGATGGTATGTCTTCATTCTTGAAGTGGTGCGAGTTCGCAATGACTGATGTTCTAATGAATCGCTCAAAGAATCCTGTCAATGTCGAAGACGGAGACAAGTTCAATCAAGCCGAGTGGCGTATTCGCAACAAATTGTTCCGAGATATTGCTAATCGTGCGCATCAACTGCCTGTCGATGCAGTCTTCTTCACATTTCACTTGAAAGACAAGAAGCAATTCGCAGATGTTGGCAACGGCCAAAAGGGATTGATGAAGATTGGTGAAGAACCCGAATGGGAGAAAGGGACAATGCGCCTTTTCTCACAGCAACTTTGGATGACTCGATACAGCCAAAAGGGAGACCTTGCGGCAGGTGTCAAGGCAGACAAGAGCCTATCCGCAGGCTCATGGGAGATTCGTGCATCAATCGAAGAAATGAAAGGCTTCAACCAAGAGCATTTAGGCTCTACGCACACTGTCTTAAGTGTCAAGAACGGTGAAGTCTCATGGACTGGATTACCTTTCTTGGCATGGGGTTGAGATGCCGGTTAAACGGGTCAAACGAGTATTGATGCAAGGGCGTTCCTCTCGCATACACTACGCAGTTGATTGCACACCGGATGGTTCATTCTCTTATGTTCTGTGCAGAGGCTTTCCCTCTGTCGGCAAGCATGAACCGCTTCATCCCGACATTGACGCAGAAGGCGCACTAAAATGTGCGCAGTGTGAAAGAGTGTTCAATAAAATGATGAGACAAAGACCCGAAGCATACAAAGTGGATTAGCGACGGGTTTATATTGACTAAGGAGTAAGGATTAGATATGGCAGTGAAAATGAAAACGCTTGAACTACGACGATTGATTGAGAGAACCCAACGCATTCAAAATGTTGGTGTTCGCCCTGTCCCGCAGGTGCAAGGAACGAGGATTACCGTCAAAGACGGAATCGCTTCGACTTGTAACATTGTTCGGGATGGCGTGACGAGTATTGCAAAGTTCTCAACGCCAGTCGAAGGCGATGACTGCGAGATTATAGTCGCAAGCATCCCTCTTCTTCTCGGCGCACTTTCTAAGCATGACAAAGAAGTAAGTCTCACGCAGAACGAAGGTAAACTGTTAATCAAATCTACGGGCAAGCAGACTACGCTCTTGAGCGACGAGAGGGCTAAGGCGTTCTCGCACACCAAAAAGACAATCAAGGAGTGGGCTGATGATAGCGAAGGTCGCTTCTCTTCGGCCATAGAGACAAACGCAGGCAAATACACACTATCCAGTGGCGATGTTGTCGAACCTTGCGCAGAATATGAAGTGGACTCAAACACATTCCTTAGCGCACTGAACAGTGGTGCGATGAACAACCAAAAATTGAATCACTACACCCTTGAAGACGACGGTTCGATGCTTACGGTCAAAGTCGGTGATGTTGTCAAGGGAGAATCCATAACAAACCTATGTCCGAGCGTGAAGCATGAGTTCGCTACGATTATTGGTGGCGGTTTAGAAAATGTTCTGCGCACTATCGTTGGCAAAGCCAAACTATCATTCATTGATTTAACGCCACACGGCGGAGGAATCAGTTTGATTATCAACTCTAATGACGGGGTTTCCCTGTTTCAAAGAGAGGTTGCGGGGGCTTAATGCCGATTGACATTGCTCA